ATACAAAACAAGGTTGATGCCATTGATAGAATAACGCATATGGGTTCAGTAAGGGCAACAGGAAACCAAATAGCTAGTGGTATTGCTCTACAAACAGAATTTCAGCTACTAAACGCCAGATTATCAGAAAAAGCGGATTATCTTGAGAACGCAGAAGAACAGATATGGTCGTTGTTCGCTATGTGGCAAGATAAACAGTTTGATGGTTCGGTAAACTATCCAGATACGTTTGACATAAGAGATTGGGCGAATGACCTACAATTCCTACAAATGGCAAAAGCTAGTGGTATCAAGTCCGAAACATTTAATAAGGAACTAGATAAGCAGATAGCACAGGCAGTCATTGATGATAGTGAGATGATTAAATCAATAAATGAAGAAATAGATTCAAGTCGGGCAGTAAGAGGTCAATTCACAACCACAGAAGTAGAAGGACAGACAGTTGAAGAAGAAGAAGAAACGTAGGCTAGTACCCAAAGATAAAAGAACTGGTATTCCTAAAAAATATCTTTCGGGTCTTAAAGGTGCAAAAAGAAGTGCTAGGGCAAGTTTATTGAAACAAGTCAGTGCCTTATACAAAGCAGGTGCAAGAATACCACGCTCACTACTAAGAAGAAGGAACAGGACATAATGGCAGTAAGAAGAAAACCTTTATCAGCAAAGACATTAGCGACACTTAGAGCAAAAGCAAAGAAATCTAAACTATTCAATCTTGCAGACCTAAAGGCTTCTTTTCGTAGGGGTCAAGGTGCATTTTTATCAGCGGGTAGCAGACCCCGAATACCTATGAACGCTTGGGCGATGGCTAGAGTAAACAAGCTAATTAAAAGGGGTCGTTCTGGCTCATTCGACAAAGACATAATAAGACGAGCATCAAAGAGAAAAAGAAAGTAATGGCAAAGTATAGAGGTAAAGAAGTAAAGCTAAACAAACCATTTAGATTGTCTACAGCGGAATCTAAGCGGAAAAAGTTTGGTGTTTATGTTAAAAACAAGTCTACTGGCAAGATTAAGAAGGTTACATTTGGTGCTAGGGGTATGTCTATAAAGAAAAGCATACCCGCAAGGCAAAAGTCATTTCTGGCTAGAATGGGTGGGGTACTCAAAGAAGTAAAAGGACAAAAGTCTTTATCACCCGCTTTCTGGTCAATCAAAGCATGGAAAAAAGACTTTCCGCTATAATGTCAAAAATACTAGATAAATTAGCTGACCAACATGAAGAACGTATAATCAATGTTTTATACAGGCTTGAAGAAGACGTTGTAAAAGAGGTAACAAGGGCAACAGGCGGTAAGCTTGTGTCACAAAGACTAGCTATTCAGCTAAGACCACAAATAAGAAACCTAATAGAAACAACCTTTTTAGATGAAGCCGACATAATAATTAATGATGAATATAACAAGATTGCAAAAGAGGTATTAGATACATTTGGCGAAATGCCGATACCTAAGAAGTTTAAAAGCCTAACAGAAGTTGACCTAAGAACCTTGAACGCTCTTAAAACGCAGTCATTTAGTGGATTTGAAGACGTAGCTGAAAGATTTCTTAAAGTAATAAACGATGAAGTATACCAAAGCACCATAGCGGGTAGACCATTTGAAGACATGGTAAGTAATATTCGTTCACATATAAATGGAGTTTACAAGAGGTCAAACACCGCAGAAATAAATGAACTGGTAGATTTTATTAATGAAAATAAGTTTGATAATTTAAAAAGGTCACAAGTAGAAGACGCTGTTAGAAAGCTACATACACAATATGCAAGCGACAGGGCGGGTAATAACCTTAGACGTTATGCAAGCCAGATAGCACATGATTCAGTTATGCAGTTTCACGGACAATTCACCATAGCAAAAGCCAAAGAAGCGGGTCTTACACATTTCACATACACAGGAACATTGGTTAGGGATAGTAGGGAATTTTGTAAAACAATGTTGAATAAGACACTCACAGAAGAACAAATAAGAGAAACTTGGATAAATCGTTCATGGCAAGGAAAGTCGACTGGTGACCCATTTATAGTAAGGGGTGGCTATAGATGCCGACATACTTGGATTCCAACAGACCCATCATGGGGTGAAGAAACAGTAGACCAAGTTCCAGAAGAACCAGTAAGCGATGAAGAAACAGTAAATGTAACATCATTAGCAACTAAAATAAAGCTAGAGGACATAAAGCCAGTTTCTAAACAATTTCTATTGACTAAATTAGGAAAGAGATTTCAAGAAAACGCAAAAGATAAAAAATATCAAAAGGACACACAAGGCAAAGAAGTTTTTAGATTTCCCGAATCAATTAAAAAAAGAGCAAACAATGAAAAATATGTAGGACATATCGTATTAGAAGATTTGAAAAATTTTAAATGGTCTGAAAAAGATTATGGCATTATTGAAGCAATAATAGATGAACTAGATGAATTAGCCATAAAATACCAAGTTCCGAAGTTAAGAGGTATAAATATTGAAAAATCGTCTATCGCATCTATGGGAGATGGCGTATTAGATTTAAATCCTAAATATTTGACTTTGGAAAGAACAGACACAGCGGTCACAAGATGGAAAATGGGTGATAATGTTAACGATAGACCATTTACGTCCGATTCTTTCTTTGAGAGTAAAATAGATAAAATAAGGTCAACATTTTACCATGAATTCGGTCATCACATTCATCAACAAAAATTTGTTAAAGATAGGGGTGATTATTTTTTACCGCAATTAGAAAAAGACCTTAAAAATGTAACTAGGTTTAGGGGGAAAAGTGCAACAGAATATGCAGACAGAAACAAGTTTGAATGGTTTGCAGAAAACTTTAGCCTTTATGAATTAGGAAAAACAGAATTGGTTGACCCCAAATTTATTGAATTTTTAAATGAGAAGGTATTATAAATGAGTAAATTATATGAAGAAGCAAGTGCGATATTAGGTTTAGAAAGAGATTTGACATTAGACGATTACAAAAGATTTCAAGAAATTCGTAAGAATATTTCAGAAAATGAAGAAAAAAAGTTTGCATGGTTGGGTGAAGGGTTACACATAAGGTTGTCAGAGATTGCCAGTAAAGAGGGTAATTATGATTGGCTAGAACCAGAAGATGAAGATTAGTAGCATTTGATATAAAACTTTGTTATAAAGATATTATCCAAATAAAGGAGATTTAAATGGCTGAAGAAAACCAAGTAGAACAGACTACTGAAACAAAAGAAGAAGAACCACAAGTACAGGATACACCAAGCGGGGTAACATTCACAGAAGATGAAATGAATGAAATCGTTAGAAAGCGATTAGCCAAAGAAAGGGGTATTATGTATAAAAAGCTAGGTGTTGATGACTTAGATGTTGCTATAAATGCGGTCAAGACACAAAAGCAAGCAGAAGAAGCACAAAAAATACAAAAGGGTGAGTTTGAAGAAATACTAAAAACCAGAACCCAAGAATTCAACAAAGAAAAAGAAAACTTAGAAAGTCAGCTAAGAGATATCAAAATAAATAAGTCGTTATTATCTTCAGCATCTAGGAATAAAGCTATCAATCCAGACCAAGTAGTTGAGTTGTTAAAAACGAATATGCAACTTAATGAAAGCGGTAATGTGGAAATTCTTGATAAAAATGGTGTTACAAGATACAATAAGGCGGGTGAACTTTTGACCACAGACGAATTGGTTCAAGAGTTTCTTACACAAAACCCTCACTTTGTTAGTGCTACCCCAAGTGGTTCTGGCTCTGTGTCAAATGTGGATAGGCAAGAACTCAATAAGCCTTTAAATCTGAGTGAATTAAACATGAACAATCCAGAGGACAGGAAGAAATATGCTGAATATCGAAAGCAAAGAAATTCTAAACCTTATGTGATTAACTCAAACCCTTAATTTGTTTTATTTAAAGGAGTAAACAATGGCAAATGAAACAACCAGTAGCACCATTTCGGAACTCTACACCGAAATCGTAGCTGAAGCATTGTTCGTAGCAAGCGAGCAGTCAATAATGAGAAACCTAGTCAGAAACTACACAATAGCGGGTGGTGGTAAATCTGTTGAAGTTCCAATCTATGCAACAGTATCAGCATCAGCGGTAAATGAAGCGACTGACCTATCAAATACAGCCGTAAACCCAACTTCTGTTACAATAACAGCTAGTGAAGTAGGTGTAATGACCACACTAACGGACTTAGCTAGAAATTCAGCGTCACGAAATGTTGCGGGTGATATTGGTAGATTATTCGGTGAAGCTATTGCAA